GACATCGAATCATTCCTTACGCGACGGGATTGGCCGCAAATGCCAGACGCTCAAGCGCAATTAGCACCTCACCCTCTGCCTGCGGGATGTCATCGCGCAACATGCCCACAAACTCAAGGGTAAAGAATCGCCCGGTTACTATGATGTCCGTCTGGAGTAAATCAGTAACATCCAACCGGGTGGCGGAAGAGATCGAACCTTCGGAGGATTCAGTTCCCGCCGTGCCGCTGTCACCGTAAACGAGGAACACGCGCCAGTCGAAGTATATGCGATTTAAGGCCCCCTCTGTGCCGTACTGAGGGTGTGCCCATGATGTGTCATCAGGTGCCCGCCTGAGCCAAGGGAATGGCCGTGCATCGACGCTGATAAAGTGCGATCCCGAAACCTGATCGACAGGAGAGGCATCTTCCACCGGCAATCGGTAAACGAACGTTGTGCGCGGGTCCGATTGAAGCAGTCCCCTGTTGGACGTGCCGGAATAATAACGGATCATGGACCCATTACGCAGGCCGACGGAAACGAACTCATTTTGGAACACCGCGGGAACGTCCGAGTACCCCGAAGGCACAACACGCTCGGTTGGAAGGCGCGTGTCTCCGGTAGAGTAGTAGCGCACGGGGAGCCCGTCGGCGTTCGTCTTTTCGATGTAAGCCTTCACACCAATTCCGAGCACACGGTCATTCCCGCGAATCTCAACGAACGTATCCGTTGTGTCGGCAATCTGTTTACCGTGCTGCCAGATGTTAAGGTAAACGATATAGCCATCAGCTCCTGCGGATGCGCCCCATTCAAAAGTTGCTTCCGTACCCGTAAACCCGGAGAGCGTCAAGCCCGTCGGGGCAGGCGGAACCTCTGCAATGATTCCGTTTTCATCATCGCGCATTACGGTATAAGACACGCGTGCCCCAGCGCTCAGGCTGTCCGCCGTGTTGGCCGCCCCGCGCGTCGATACGGCAACAATGCCGAACTCTACAAGATCGCCAAACGCACCGGAAAAGCGCACCGTCGCAATCAGTCCGGTAACCGTAGCCAGCAAGGCAAACGCCGTGTTGCCGGTAACGCTGCGTGCATAAACCCGGTAAGTGTGCGCATTCGCCGCAGCGTCCCATGAAAGGTCAAACTCGGAAACCCCGCGGTCAACAGATACACGCTCAACCACAACAGCCGCGCCGGTAACATCAACAGGTTGAGGCGTCGGCGTCGGGGTAATCACTCCGTTGGCATCCGGTCCAGTGTCGTCATTGTAAACGAGAGTCCCGGGGTAAAGCTCGCCTTGCAATCGCTTCTGCATACCGCCGATGTTCGTGATCGAAGTGATCATAAACTGCTCTTTAGTACGCCCAAACTCGCGAATGATGAACAGGCGGCCAACAGGAGAACCGCCGGGAAAGCTGGGCACGGTTGAAGTCGTAAGCGTCCGCAGACTGGTTGCGCCCGGGCTTGTGAACTCAGTCATTGACACAGTGCCGTCGTCTATACGCTCGGTGTACTCGTAAGCCCTGTTGGCATCGAATGAAATTGACTGATCGAGAACGCGGGTTGTCCCTGTGCCTGACACGATCCGCCCGGAGAACACGCGGTTTGCACGGCGGCTTGTCGTCACAATGTCCCCGGGCCGTATAGCCAGAGCATCAAGGCCCGTGTCCATCGTGCAGAAGTTACCGACCATCGTTGCCTTGCGGAGAGCAAAGAACGCAGCACGCAAGGCTTCAGTGCGCCGGGTGCATCCGAGCCTGTTGATTTCCAGCACTTCTGCGCCGTCACTAAAGGACGGTTCGTCAAGCCTTGCAAACAAACGCTTTTGCTCGTAAGTGACTTCATCCTGATAGCTTAGAGTGATCTGGTTTGGTCTGGTTGACAGGGCCGAATAAGTAACGGAAGGCCCGCTGCCGGTCGTGTTCCCCTTGCTCATTTCCAGCGACTGATTGGACCCTCGGGCCTCTTCGATAATATACTCTAGTTGATTTCCGTAGCGCACAATGATCAAGCGGGCGTTGCGGGCCAGCTCAACCACAAGCTCCCAACCGCTTCGGCGTGAGTCAATAACTACATCGCAGCGGAACCGGCGCTCCATCGTAGCGCTTCCGGTAACTTCGGGAACGTCCTCTTCACACCAGTCGGCGGCGTCGCTCAGGCTCAGCTTGTCAATCGTATCAAATGGCGTGCGGCGGCCCATGCCATATTCCGTGTTGGCCATAAGGTCAGCAGTGATCAAAGCATGATTTGTGCTGAATGAGTAAACGGAAATAACGCCACCGCTTGTATACGCGCCAGAACCTCTTGAGCCAACGAGTTCAAGAGTGTTTGCTGTTACCGCGCCGACTTCCCATTCCTCATTTGCTGCCGTGTTTCCGCCAACGTTCATAACCCGGATAATATTGCCGGGCGAAATCGTGTGAGCGTTAGACGTTAGGACGATAGGCGTGGCATTGGTGGCCCCTGTGATGGCCACAGTGGACTCGCGGGGATCGTAAACAGGTTTGCCCGCAATCAGCGTCCGGACCGTAGGAACGCTCTGCAATTGCTCCGATGCCTGCGCGTCGATATATAGACAGGCAACGCCACGATAAGCAGGACCGTATGAGTCGGATTCATAAACCTGCGAAACCTCGCAATCGTAAACGCGCCGGACCTCATTTTCGTCAGAGTTTAGGTTCCCGCTTCCTCCTACAACGGTGCGCTCAACCTCCAGGCGGTATTTGCCCAAGGCGAGCCCGCTGATGTTCAGTGAGTAAAACATGTTTTCCCGTTTGCGGGAGACGATCCGGAAGTCCCGCGAAGTTACAAGGCTTCCCCCTAGTGTGTAAACGCGGGCCTGCACGGTGATTGAGAACGAAGCGATACTTCCGTCTTTCGAGTTGAGCGAGGAAAGCCCACGCGGGAAGGACAAGAGCACTTCAAGTTCGTCAACTTCGCGCCGGGTTTCGTGCTTGAAAATGATCCCTCGGTTGAGCCGCTGGGTATACTCATACCCTACATATGGCCGCTCGAATCCGGCGGGGATTGTCTGGTTGGCTTTACCCATGCGCACAGATACAAGGACATTCTTAAGGTTTCGCGCTTCTACTTCCCCGAAGAACATACCCGGTGGAATGGCCGAACCCGTAAGATTGTCAACGTCTGTTGTGATCTCGTCAGGCCCAGGACAAATGGCTGTGATGGGTCCGTGGGCAAGTCCAATCACCATCCGGTAAGTGAGTGAACCGCCGCCGCTTTGCGCCCGTGCGTGAGTAAGCAGGACCGCACCGCCGGTCTGCACGATGCCATAACAGATGGGAACGATTGATCCGTTTTCCGTTGAGCTAGTGGGCCGCTCGCTACCGTAGGCCGGAGATGCTCCTGTGGTCCCGCCTATCGTTGGCAACTCCGGCAGGAGAAAGCCCGTAAGCGTATCCATCACGAATGCACGGACTTGCGAGCCGATTGCAAACTCTAAGGCAATCGCAAAGAAGTTGCCCGTTAGGATGGAGCCAATCTGGAAAAAGCTGTCGTCCTGATGGGTGTAAACAAAAGTCACGTCCGCCGTGTCGCGTGGAGTAACGTTTGCAAAGTCTTGAGGAAGGACTTTTTCACCATCGTACCAGCAACCAAGAGCGCCGGGCTGTGCCATGTCAGCAAGGGTCTTCCCCGCAAGAGTCCAGTGGTCCGCTTCAATTGGCATCTGGTTGATGGTGTTTTGCCAGTGTCTGACCCTAATCACAAAAGCCCCCTGTGCCGGTAAAGTCCCCTAATTGTAACGCTACGGATCGGGCTCCAGATGATCCCACACCTGCTGGATGCGTGCAGGATACCGCGGCCCGTGCCGTTGTAGATGTAAACGCCGACGTGCATTCCCTCGCCATGCTGACCGTCCATAACTCCAATATCGCCAATGTTCGGAGTGTTTACGGACCTGAAAAAAGAATGGAGGGCGAGGCCAGCGTCGCCCGGCTTAACGTCGCCCGGCCACGGGAAAGGCTCTGCAATGCCCATGTGCTCCCGTAAAAACTTGCGCACAAGACCAAGGCAATTCACTTCGTCGCCTGAGCCAGAGCCAAAATCTGCATAGCGCAAGCCCTGCGTGTACTGGTTGATTATCCTGATGCAGGCGGCCTTGTCCATTATGGTGCCCTCTGGATTCCCGGCGCGCCACGGTAATTTAGGATGTTGTCATGCGCTACGCAACCATTGGGGCCAAAGCGGGTAAGGTCGCAGATCGGAAGGTCAACAAACGCAGTCCCGCCCGTACCCGCCCCGTCGGCTGTTGTGCCGGTCAAAGTGAACGCCGTTGCACTTGTGACGATCAAGGTATGTGAACCAGCACCGATGCCATCAGTTACGCCAGCGATGAGCACCGTTGCGCCTGTGATAAACCCGTGGGGCTCTGTGGTTACAATAGCGATTGGCGTTGTGTTGGAAGCCGTCGCAATCGTGGCAGTCTGCCCATAGTATCGGCAACGCTTACCGCGGTAAAGGTTTTGGCAAGGGCCTTCACGTTCAAATCGGATCGAAGGAATCATCAGGTTAAAGAGCGGAGTTGCGCCAAGGGTGAAACTGGCGCTCTGGTCGGTAATCGTTGACCCTGTTATGATTAAGTCCCGGCGCTTCCATGCTGAGGGCGTGCCGGTCAGATGCGAAAAGCCCTCGAAAACAACCACGCTCCGGTCAGTAAGCCCTTCGTTTTGCGCAAGGAAACCATCGAAGGCTCCCGTACTGTTATCAATCACAATCTGTATTTCGCCGGGGTTACCGTTGGCGTCTTGCTCGTCACCCGGGATGCTCAGCGGGAACGGAAGGTAGGAGTTGCCGTCGAATGTTACCGGTTCGTTATTGGCTGTGAGGTAAACGGTTTGGGACTGATTCAGTTTGACCTGCAAAAGGACAATCAGCGCGCCTTGTGGCTCAAGCCGGATTGCGTTTGTTTTCACTGCGTCCGGTATTGGCATCAGAGCACCTCTTGAATGTCACAGGTTATGCGGCGGGCTAATACCCCAAAGCGGGCAATCCGCATACTGCCGGGAGTTACGCGCCACTGGAAAGGTGCTGCATACCCGTTCGGATGCCAACGGAAATTAGTAGCCACTCGCGCTTGTAGGAACGTTTTCAGCGTGGCCGCGTCTGTGAGGTTGAGCGTCCATGAAAGGCTTGTAGACCTGCGGATCGCTGTTGCCGTCCTCACAACCTGCTGATAACCGCTGTAAAAGTCTGTGGTCTCTGTGTACCCATTGAAGCCGATTGCATAGCCGAACTCAGGTTCAATGGGTAGGTCTGTTGTGCTTGTAGTCCCTTCATTATCAACGGTCTGCGTTTCCGTTCCGTGGCTCCACGTTAGCAAGTCAACGTTCCCGGCGGCGCTAATGATCGTGCGGGAAAAGCCTACGAGAACAGACACATGCGCGGAAGCCTCAACTGGGAAATTGCGCAGGTTGGCAAGGTCGGTGCCAGCTATTCCAAACGTGTTAACAAGTGAGATCAAATCAGCAGCGGGCGTCAAATCGCTTGCGACGTTTTGGAATCCTGCGGGGGTTGGAAGAACGAAATACTTACGCCCGGAGCCTGCCCAGTCGGAAAAGCTCAGCAAATATCTGGCTCTGAAGCCGCGGACTTCGGTTTGCGTTGGCGTCACCATACATACAGGCCCCCACGCTCCTGTTGCGATCTGCGGCGTCCTGATGGCTCCTGTGACGACGCCAGTACCTGCCAGAGTACCTACGCCCCCGGTGATGGTAGCCGAGCCAAGGAGTGAGTATCCGGTTGCAGATGCAAAGTTGGTGGTGGTGTCATTTGTAAGCGGCATTTATCGCATCCTTGGGGTTGACTGGATAGCGCGCACCGCATCTTTCACCTGCGGGCTGTTGAACTTGCGGGCGAAGGAATCCGCGTCTGTCGCTTCAATGTAATAATAAGTATCCCCGCCCTTGCTGGCGCTTTGTGCGATCTGGTTTGAGCCGAAGGATGTCATCTTTGCAGGAGCGGCGCCAGCGGCCCCGCCACCGGCGAACATGCTCCCAAAGCCAGCGCCCGCTCCTGTTGCGCCGCCAACCGCAGTGGCCGCCCCGCCGGTTGCAATGCCAATGCCCGGCAACAGAACGTTTAGCAGCAACGCCAGCAGCACGATCGTCATAAGCTGCGCGGCAAGACCGGTCAGAGATTTGGTCATGGCGCTGATGAACTGCTTGAATGCGTCCTTGGCGCTTGTGCCAGTAATGATCGACTCAAAAAAGGCGTCGCTGGCGCTGGTCATTGATCCAAAAACGCTTGCAACGGCGCTCTGAGTTGACCCGGCAACGTCGTTGATCTGCTTCTTGATCTCAGTCCAAGCGCCAACAAACCCTTGGCCCACTTGCTCCATGGTGTTTCTAAGGGCGCGGAGCATCTTGTCCAGCTCGGAAATCTGAGCAGGTAAGGGCTGCACTACTGCAACGGTTTCCTCCATCTGAAACCGGAGCCGGTCAATATGCCCGTCAGCGCCTGCAATCTCTTGGAGCAATGCGCCAAACTCGGCAAAGGGGTTTTGCATACCGCCAAGGCTGTTGGAAAACGAGCCTGATGCACCAGCGAACTGCGCGGCGGCTTGATCGAAAGTAGCGCCGCCCTCACCAATCAGCATTGCAGCATCTCGCGAAACCTGTGCGGATTCGTGAAGGCGCATTGACGCTGCTTGCATTTGGTGTTCCATGCCCGGAATACCCAATGAGCTTAGAACCCGATTCATACCGCTCAGCGGGTTTCCCAAGTTTTCCGCAACTGACTCCTGACTTTTGCTCATGGTGTCGCGAAGGGTGAACTCGATTGAGCGCAAGGCACTGAGGACCGCGGCTTCAATCGCTGTACCGACGGCCTGCGCAAACGATAGCATGAGCACGCCAAGCGCGCCGAAGAACCCGCCCGCGGCGGATAGCAGCTTGGTGAAGATTCCAAGGAACGATTCAAGCAATCGCTTGCGTACTTCTTCGCCGGATTGCTCTGCTGTGCCCAAGAAAGTGTTGACCACAAACCGCGTAATCACTCCCAGCTTGTCCAGTATGTAATCAAGAGCACCGTCGATCATTTGAGTGATCATCGGGGTAAACTCGGCAAGGCCCGCGGCGGCCACGTTGAAGATGTCCGCAAACCGGTCGAACTGCTCGCCCGCAATAATACGCTGGATGTTACGAATCGTGCCAGTGAGCCGGGCAAGAGCATCGTTGAACCGCTCAGCAGCGGCGGCGGGGCCGGACAAGATCTTCATGCCGAAGCGTTCCGCGTCCGCTTGTAAGGCTTTGATGCCTGCGCTACCCAAGGAGAGCAGACCGACAAGCTGAGGCCCAGCACCTTCGCCGAAGAACTTGGCCGCGGCGGCTGCTCTGTCCTGAGCGTCCGTGAGTCCAGCAACTGCATCAGCGGCTGCATACACAGACGGTTCAAGACCTTGGCGGAAATCAACGCCAAGCCTGCGGAACTGAGAAGACATTTCCTTATTGCCGTCTCGGGCCATAGACATACGCTTGTTTAGCTCGATAAAGCCCGCGTCAAGCTGCGCAATGTCAACGCCTGCAAACCCTGCGGCTGCTGAGAGAGTAGAAAGAAACTCTGTGGATGCTCCTAGTCTGGCCGCGCTCTTGGCTGTATTGTCCATTTCATCGGCCAAGCGCGTGAATGATGTTGCCACAGCGCGGAGGGCAAGGAAGGCGGCTAGCGTGACGATCAGGGCCCTGAATGACGTGGCAAGACGTGCAACAGCGCGGCCCAAAGTCACAAGCCTGCTGCCAAGACTGCGCGCCGCGTTTGTGATTCGGGTGAACCCAGCGGCCATGCCCTGAGCCGCACGTTGCGCCGCTGCTGTCACCAGCCGAATGTCTATTTGGAAAGTAGCCGCTGCCATGCTATCACCTCAGTTTACCGCGTGCGTTAGCCTGTGCGGTTGCGTGTTGCTGCTCTTGCTTGGCGCGCTCCATTGCGTCGCGTTCACACCATGAAATCATTGCAGCGATGTGCAAGATGGCTTCGATAAGCGTTGCAGGTTCGTTAGCTATACAGTCCGCCGTGATTGCGTGCCCTGCGGCCCAGTGCCGGTGAGAGCTAAAGGCAAAGTGGATTTCACGAGTGGCCCAATCCTCCGGCGTGCCTTCGATGGAAAAGAAGCCGGGCAATTCTTCAGATTCGCAGTGTTCACATACCGCACCGAAACAGACAGGGCAGGGAATGAGTACCCCGCCCCGCGCTGTCTTTGTCCTGACCTCAGCGGCGGAGTTTACAAGGCAGGCACTGATTTTTTTAGGTCTTCAAGGTCCACCCTGTTCTTGCTCTGGATGGCGATTGCCAGTTCGTCGGCGTAAGGGATTACAACGTCAAGGGCGTCGTTGTTGAGCGTCCGGCCAATGTGAACGGGCTTTAGGTCAACGCCGTCTTCGTCGTATAGACGATCCCATCCAGCAATTCCGTACTTACAAACGAGCACAGCAGCGAGCCGGTTGGCGCGAAGCATGGCTTTGGGATCAGCCGTGATCATCATGGCCTCTCCCTGCTTCTGCTTGGCCGTTGCAATATCCCACGCGGCGGCGGCTTTTTCATCTTGGGTCTTGGCCCGTTTCATCACATCTTGCGCCTGCTTTTCTTCTGCGGCAAGTGCCTTAAGCTCCGTCATCTTTTCCGGGGTGATTCCCTCGGTTTTGAAAACGTCAAAGAGCAGGTCTTCAACTTCGGCCTTCTCTCCGTTGGTAAGGGTCCGAAGATGGAAGACAGTAGGCGGGAGGATACTAACTCCCCCCGCTTCCTTTTGCTTGGCGTACTCTTCCCGGTCGGCGTTCAAGATGTAAGGCCACGTCTTCCGGGTGTTGGATGCGATAGGCATTGCTTACTTGCTCCTCTGTGGTTGGTGGTTAGTCAAGCCTGATCAAGTACGGCACGTTTGGATCGTTGAGCGCTGCATCACTGCGGCGGCGGAAGCGGAAGGTCAGATTCCAAATGGCGCGCCCGTTGCGTTCACCGGGTTGACAGTCCACAAGCTGTGCGGACTCCGCAATGATTGTCATACGATTGCCCGCCGTGCCAATCGAAAAACTTAACGCTTCCTGACTGTTGGACTCAATTGCAGCAAACGGATTCCACGTGGTAAGCGTTGACTGCTCCACGTCGAGCGTGAATACGGGATCGAAGGCACTCACATAAGCGCCATCGTAACCCTGCGCAGCGCCAGCGCAATCAAGAGCGTTTACAACGGCGGCGGGATCGAAGCTGAACGTGGAGAAGCAGGAGAGCACTTGCGCGTCCCAAGTGGCCGTTGCTGCCTTTACAGCGGGCGGGATAATATCCGAGTACACAGCGTTGGCGATGTAGGTTGCGGCGTCAGGACGGACATACTCACCAGTGAAGGAGAAGCCGAAGATAATCGTTTCCGCACGGTTGCCGGTGATGGTGAACGTTCCGGAACAACTCTTGAACCGGTGCCGGTCAACGTTGTCAATGATGGCTTGCAGGTCAACCAGCTTCGGGCCGTTGGCTCCAAACTGGGAAGGCGTCGGGCTCGGAAGGTATTCGATGTTTACCGCAGAAGAGGAACGCAAGGACACGCGGAACTGATCGCCGACGACGAACGGGGCGGTTGCAACATCGGGATTGCCGAAGTCTACGGCCAACGTGTCAAGCGGCCCGCCGGATAGCACAATGGCATCTTCTTCTTCCTGCGTGCCCGTGTAGGCCGTTGGTGCCGTACCGTCCCCGGGATAGAAAACCGCAAGGAATGCAATGGACGTATTGACTACCAAGGCCGTGATCGTAATCACCACACGCCCGGAGATAGTGCCTGCAAACGTGCCGGTAAGCGTTGGCAGACCGGCATGACCGACGGAAGGAAACGGAACGACCGCGCCGATTGCAGCGGTGCCAGGTGCAACGCGCTTGACGTGGCCACAGCCAAGCAGGAGGGCGTCCAGATCGTTGATAACGCCAGCAGTACCAGAGCCGCGGAAAGGCACGTTGAAGCCAACAGCGCCAAGCACAGAGCCGAGAACGGACGCTTCCTTACCAGCAAACTGCGATTGAGTTTCCCGCTCGTATTGCTCGAAAGTGTTTGCTGGCGCAAAGTCGGTAATGGGCCCGACGATGCTGGTATTGAGAACCGTACTGAACGCGCCCAAAGCATTCTTGCCGACAGCGGCGAACTGAACGTTTTTCGAGACGATGATTGCCATTTGCTAAACTCCGTTCCAGCGTTCAAGTGTTGCCGTCATCGTCCATTGACTAGAAGAAACGGCGGTTTGGGTCATGCTAGTAAACCTGTACTTCGCAGCGGCCCCGTCACCGGGAACCGTAAAGTCAAATGATGCGAAGAATCCAACGGCGATAAAGTCAGACATGAAAGACTGGAAAACGCTTTCCGTGATGAAGCGCCAGATGAGCGGAACCGTTCGCATCTCAGGCCCGGGGATTTCCGCGACGCGGTGCGATGGGTAAGCATCACCAGACTGGAGCGCTGGTTGCCGGAACTGCTCTGACATATCCGAACGGATCCACTGCGCGTAATCGTTAATTGCCATATGGCAAGCCCCTCGCGACAAACTGAATCACTGTCACAATCTCGAACTCAGCAACCACCTGCGTTTCCGCATACTCAAAGCGGGCTGTGGAAATATCGAAGCGAGCGATCCTTGACTGATTCTGGTTGCCCGTAGGACTTTCAGAGTCGCCCGTTGGAACGTGCCCGAGTAGGGTCCGGAAAAGGCCAACGCGCACATTGTTTACAAATAGCTTTTGCCGTACTGGATTGGTGAGTGAGGCCATAAACCCGACAATCTGGCGAACGGTAACGGTTGGATAGCAGTCTTGGCCGCCGGAAGCGGGTGCCGTGTTATCGAATGATTCCGTTGTGGGATACGCAAGCACACAAGCAGGGAGCCTTACCCGGTTGGATTCCACGGCCTGCTCGGTAAGCTCCCCCGGTCGGAAGGGTAGACTTACGATAACGTCAACAGGACCGCCCGATTTACTCAGCATGGGTTGAAGGATGGCTTCAATAATGTCTTGTGTAAGTACCAGCATCAGTAGCTCCCGCGGATTCGGTTCAGTAGGTCGCGCCCTCGCGTTGCCTGCCTCTTGAAAAACGGCATGTCCAGAATAGCGCGGGCAACCGTGGCGTCTATCAATCCAATGAGGTCTCTCTCCTGATTAGGCCCCATGCCCATTGACCGGCGGCCCGGAAGAGAAACTTGGCGAGCGTATATAAAGTGTTGGATCATTTGCGATCCTCGAACCTCGTAAAGGCCCCATTCATCAGTCTGCGGATTCACACCACTCTTGATGATCTTCCCCGCGCTTCTCTTTTGCCGGACAAACTCCTTGGCGCGCCCTACGGTATACGCTTCATCTGACACCGGGAACGCCAGCAGCTTGGCATTCTTTGGCCGGATGATGATTGGCCCGCGCTGGGCTCCAGAGATCGGGCCGTTGTGTATGGCGGCAAGCTCGCTCAGGGTAATCGTGCCACCCCTGACCCTTGTATTCCCAGCGGCTCCAAGCCCGATGGAAACAACGTCGCCACTCTGAACCACGGGCTGCATAGCCATCACAGCCCTTTGCAGCCCTCCGGTGTCGCGTAGCGCCTTGGCGCTTGAACCGCGGCCCGGGCGTCGCGTAGTAAGGCGGCTTAGCTCCGGCCACCTTGCTCCGGTTACCATGTCCTTTTGTTGATCAAAGGCGTTCCCGACTTCACCAGAAATATATGCGCCCATTAACAGCAGCGACTGGCTGCGCTCATCGGGGCCAAGCAGCGCGCCCAAACGCAGCAAGGAACTTGCAATGGGTGAACCTCCTGCTAGGTCGATGCTCGCGCTGTCTGCCATCAGTAGCGCCTCTTGAGTCCGGGAAGGCCAGAGCCGCCAACCTGAGAGCGGACCCGAGCAAGATCAATCGTGACGATCAGCGCCGGGGCTTCTTGGTTTGCCTTTACTCTCGTTTCAAACGGCAACGCCATGTTACCGCTCGCGATCGCTTCCAAACGTTCTACGGTCAACCGGTAACTTTCGATGTCTTCACTCGTTCGCTTTGCAGGCTTATTGCTAAGCAGATTCCAGACCGCAAGCCGTGTCGCGTACTCTCTCAGAACCGGCGGCACGTAAGTAAGCGGAAGCAATGACACCCGGCGAACGTACAATCCAAGCTCTGAGTTTGCAGATTCCACAGCAGCGCACAAAAGGGAATCTACCTCAAGCCCCTCATCGTTGTTGCGGTCAAGCAGGTCAGCAAGCGCGTCCGATTTGAACCGTGCCCGCAAGTCAGCAGTTGTGCAGAAAGCAATTTCCATTTCTAAGCGCTCCTAAACAAATCAGCCCGCCCGGTGGAAATCCGAACGGGCCGAGTTGGTGCGGCGTGCGTAAGTGTTCACAACTGTCTGATGATTCCGCGATGAACAAGCATCAGCGGGTGATGCCCAAGGGCAACGATTTCGGACGTTGTAAACACTTTCCCTTCCGGGTAAAGGCGCTGGGTCTCTCGCCTATTGGTTGCAATGAATTGGCGCTCGCTTACCTTGGGGGCTTCAGCGGGGGCCTCTTCGATAACTTCTTCGATGGTTGCTGTGAATTGGCGCTCGCTTACCTTGGGGGCTTCAGCGGGGGCCTCTTCGATAACTTCTTCGATGGTTGCTGTGAATTGGCGCTCGCTTACCTTGGGGGCTTCAGCGGGGGCCTCTTCGATAACTTCTTCGATGGTTGCTGTGAATTGGCGCTCGCTTACCTTGGGGGCCTCAGCGATAACTTCTTCGATGGTTGCTGTGTTCTTCAAGGGAGCCGTAGCCCCCTTGAACTCCTTAGCAGGTCGCCCGCGGTTGGCCATTAGGAAAGCGTCCCGGCAAACAGGAAGCCCGTGTCTTTGTTGCAGATCAACCGGTCAACGTACATGGACCCGGCAACGATGTCGGCGTCCTGATCTTCGGCGCGATAGTGCCGGACGCGAACGCCGTCCTGTTCACCACCACCAAATTTGCCGTTGCCATTCCAAGCGGTATGCAAACCAGTACCGTTGAACTCAAGGGAAGGAGCCTCAACGCGGCAAAGGAACGCAAGCTGGCCCCAGCAAGGAGTAAGCACAGCAACCGCATCCTTCGCGGCCGTGTTGATAAACGCATTCTTCGTCACAAGCACTCGGTCGATTCCCAGCATACCAGCGAGCATGGTTGCCATTACGTCGGTGCTGTTGCCCTGCTGTATCGGACTGAGAGTGTAAATCTGCTTTTCCGTCACTTCGGTCGTGTTAAAAATGGCGCGCAGAACCTGCACGTCAAGGCCGAGGACGTTGGGGGAGACGCCCGTCCGGCTTTCGATCAAGGCAATTGCGGTCTTGATCTGAGCCAGCGGCGTACCCGCAGCCGCGCCCCACTTGGTGCTGGGCGTAAGGGTATACGCACCGCCGGTGTAGGCTGCAACCAGTCCGTCAACAAGGGCTTTTTCACGCTTGAGCGTAAGCAGCTTACCAACGTTAAGGGCACCATTGATGGCAAGTTCCGTTTCGTTTACGGCATTGGCTCGGAACTCATCGGGGATGGGTTGATTAACGCCCCACTTCTTGCAAAAGAAGCTGAGGTCTTTACTGACCTGAACCTCAATTGAGGGATACCTTGCGCCGGGACTTACCTCGGTATCAATCAACCGCAGAAGCTGGCGGTTTGGATCAATGGAGGGGAGGATGCCAGACTGCTGAGCAACCGAGCGGATCGGAAAGATCTGATCGGCAATCAGCGTATATGCACCGTTAGCAAGCGCGGTGCCGGTAAGGAAGCTGTCTGTATGGAACTGTTTCGCGTTAACGGGCATTGTCGTTTTCCTTAGTTAGTGAGTGTTGGGCCGTTTCTTAGGCGGGGACAACGAGGCGGAAATTGGCGACCTTGACCGGAATCAAAACCCCGTCAGCGGTTGCAGGCTCAAGGGCGATTGCGCCAACCCAATTGCCGTCAGCGGCGGCAAGGACGCCAACGCCAGCAGCGCCAGAAGTAAGCGGGCCACCAATGGGGATGTTGGGAGATGCGCCGTCGACCTGGAGGTAAACGATACCATCCATGGTGAAGGAGACTTGGTCGCCAGCTGCGGCGGGATCGTTATAGTCCGCGTTCAATGCGGTGGGAACGACCTGCACACAAACGCCAAGGATGGGAGCGGTTGCGTTAGCGGCGGCTGTGACCTTGAACGAGGCATCAGTGGAGCCAGCGCCGGGGATGATGAAACGGGCGGGAGCGATTACAGCGGTTGCCACGCCGGTGAGAATAGTACCGGGTTTGATTGGAGTCGGCATAATTACTTACCTTCTTTCGCGAGTTGATTGTTGGCCTGATTGATAGCCGTAGCGGGGTCCATTGACGGATTCTTGATACGGATGGCCGCAACACGATCAGTGAGCGCCTTCTCCTTAAACTCAATGCTGTCAGGGTTGGAGCCGGGCTGACGGCCTTCGCTGAAAGCGGCTTGGGTTTCGCCAACGGTGATGGAAGGCCCAGTGGTTACCGCTGCAATGGCGGCAACGTTGCGGGCAAGCTCAAGCATGGCGTCATCAAACGTGTGCTTGGTCTTGTCACTGAACGTCACCACGCCACTCTTGCCGTTGCGGATAGACACCAGCTTACCAACGATGTTGGCCGGAAGATTGAGAGTCTTCACAGACTCAGAGAACATCTTGGACTTCATCTCTGCCATTTCGGCTCGGAGTTGCTCAAGCTGAGCGTCCTTCTCCGCAACGGCGGCAGTGACTTCGGGGGCAACGGCGGCAGTGACTTCGGGGGCAACGGGGGCAGGCTCGGCCATTGTCGCTGCTTCCATTTCTGCAATCTTCGCCTTGAGGGCGGCGATTTCTTCGTCTTTGGTAGCAATCGCTTCCGTATCCATGATGGACCTTTGTGCTGTTGGAGTGTTTAGAGCCCGCACAACGGCGGCCTCAATTTCTAAATTGATGCTAGGAGAGACAGGCTCATCCTCTGAAAAGTTGATGCTTACACCGGCGGCTTCGCTCATGCTGATCAGCGGTAAACCCTTAACTTCCGGCGGTTGAGCGCCAAGGAAAGTAAGCGCTCGCAGGTAGTAGTTGCCGGGAGAGTCTACGCCTTCCGGTGTCTGCCCGCGGTACAGTTCGATGGACCGGTTTTCGTAGGCCCCGCGCTTTACAAGCGGCGCAAATTCAGGGTCAAGAGCCACGTCCGCAAAGAGAAGGTTGCCAGCAACTCGCACAGTGCCTTTAAGCACCTCGCCCCACTTCGGACCTGATTGCGTGTGGTCGATCGTGACAGGCGCAACGTGCTGGCCTGCGTTGTAAGCGTCCGCAAGCGTCTGCAAATCCTTAGACGTATAGACGCCCTTGTCCCCGTAATCACCGGAGCGGAAGATTGCAACATTATGGAGAACCTCGCGTGTGCGCATAAAAGCAAACCCCTCGCACACATTAGGAGCACGAGGGGCAGGGCTTGTAAATTGGCGGGCAAGTAGGTAAAAAGGAAACTACGGGTTAGTACGGTCGCGCGCTCGCTGAATGAATTTGCACAGGTCTGCATCTGAGGCAAACTCGTGGACTTCGGCGTCTTGTAGAGCGCCCCGCATTTGGAAAAGGGTAAACCCTAGCACTGGCCTCATGCACGCAAGCGCCAGCACAATGCGGTCCTTGGCGGTGCGTGCAATCTCTGCTTCAATAGCCTCAGCAACAGCACGATTCATCAGAAGCGCTCCAGTTTGGAAACGTTGCCAGCAAGGCCAGCGGTTTTGACCGGAATAGCGCGGCCCGGAATGCGAAGAACAGGAACCATCAGGCACCGGCAGTTGTAAGAGAACGGCCCCCGGCCTAGCGCCTTCAGTTCGTCAGAGTCCAGCGGGAAGAACGACCCGACGAGAGCGCTGTGGCTTGGCCTTGTCCTGCTGTCGTTTGGATTGCTGTACCGGTATCCAAGAAGGTTGTCCCGGATAATGGGTAAGGCTTCAATCTCTGCACGCTGGGCTTCAAGAGCGTTTGCTTGCTCAGTTCGTGCGATCGTGTCGATGGTATTGCGCGCCACTCCGGGGAGTTTGCCAGCGTCTGCCTCTGCCCTGAGTATGTCTGCCATTTCCCGGGCCGTAGACCCTGCGGCAATGCCCTTGGCCAGTGAGTCTCTGATTGCTCCCACAACGCTGCTGGATACGGCCCCAGCGATTGCGAGCACTCTATCACGGATTGACTGTTCTACCACGCGGGCGGAAGGCACGATGGACGCGGCCAAGGCGGCCATGAATTGGGCAATGATCTTCGACAGCTTACTTTTCGGAACGCCACCACGGGTGGCCATCCACTCCGCGCCGCGCTTCCAGTAGGAGGGCAAATCGCTAGGCTCTGCAAACTCCACTGATTTCGGGGAGTTTAGCTGGCTCTTGAATTGGCGGAAGGAAGAAGCCACGCCCACGAGAGCGGCGGCAATCATAGCATCTTCAATATCGCGACTCGGCTTGTAAACGGTGCCCTTCTTTATCTTGCCGTTGTCCTGTATGGCCTTACCAATCAGCTTGGCAACTTCCCGTTCAAGGGCATCAGCAGTGCCCGCGGTAAGTGCAAACAACTGATCACGGGTTTGTGATTCGATGCGTTCGGAGCGCAGGTCTTCAGAGAACAAGACAAGACCTGTGCCTCGGTCGCTTTCATCGTCAGATGCTGAGTCTCCGCAACAGCCTTCGCGCATGGTCTCGCCCTCTTTACCTGCCGGGCGGATCATCTGATTATCTCGCCACTCACGCAAGGCCACGGGGTTGTAAACGATCCGTGCTCCGGCGCGATAAGCTGCATCGGGAATGAGTCCTGATTTAACGGCCTCGCGAAGCCAGCCCTTTGAACGGCCAACGATCTTGCACGCTTCATCAGCATTGACCGGCAACACGTCCGGAGGGGGAGGGGGAAGCGCAGGCTCTGCGGGAAGCTCTGGCGTGCCCAAGGACGGCCCCAAATCATCCGCGAAGGGTGCAGGTCCACCGCCCATGCCCGGAGCCTGTATGATCACAGCATCATCGTCCGCGGGCGTTTGCATGTCAAAGACTTCGTAAAACTCCGTTCGCGAAACAGGAAGGCCGAGTTTTTCAGCAAGCGCATACCCCGCTTGAATCCACGTCAAATCCGTCGGATCGGTTACGTCCATGTTGAATTTGATCTTGGGGGTCGTATCAGTGCCGCCGCGCCAGTTGAGCGCAACGAACGGATCAACTGCGGATTTGTTGATTGCTTGCTCGATTCGCAAAGCCCAGTTCTTCGCGCGGCGTGAGCCAGTGCTTGCATGGACTTCGGCCTGTGCCCGCGTGCCATACTCGCTTTCCATGAAGCCGAGCGTTGAACCTACGATTACAGTGACTAGCTCTTTGATGGATTTGTCCATGGCGTCAAAGTGCGGCTGTGTACTGGAGCCGATTGCACGATCCTTGAACTCAAGCTCTACCCCGCTTGGAAGCACAAGGCCGCTCGATGTCTCGCTCAGGCTGTTAATGGTTGTTTGCAGTTGAAGCATCATGCGCTGCTGGTCTTGCACAGCGTCTGACTGTTCACCCATGAATCCGCCGGCCATTTTGCAAATGACGATTGGCATACCGTAGCGGCCAAGAAGGTCGTTAATACTGATCCACGCATTTTGCCAAGACTGCCACGGCACAATCAGGGAATTGAGTAAGGACTCACCCGCCGGGAGTGAGTACATGCACGGTGACGTGCAGCGGATGAATTTGTAAGCTGGAAGCCTTGCGCCGGTACGGTAAAGCAGCGGGTGGCCTTGCTCATCGAAACAGAACAGGCCGGGATGCTGGTGCCGGAACTCGGTGATTAGGCAGTTACCGGCGGCGTCGATTTCCCAGATGTTTTCCACCATGGAGAAGCCGTCTTGAGCCGCGCCCATGAACAGTGAGGAGATCAGTTCGTTGATTTTCGGGGAGAGGCAATCTTGCACAAGCTCAAGGAGCGCCTGCGCTTGGGGCGTCGGGTCGGTCTCGTCAAGCCGGAAAGACCAAGCGTTCTGCTGAATTTGATCGGATACGACGGCAAGGGCCGCCTTGATCCACGGGCAAGTTGACGCCATCTCATAATAAAGATCGTAGAGCTGTGGATCGTTGACGTATACATAATTGGCCGCGTTTGTGAGTGATCGCTTGGCACGAATGCCGCCGAGTAGAGTGGCGAAGGGATTATCAACACGGCCAAAGGCTCCGCCCATACCCGAGACGGATTTGAGCACGGAACTGTTGCCAATGCTGAGAGGCAAAGGACGGCGCGAGCGGGCCATCTCAGCTAGCATTTCCTCACCAGTAGGGGAACGATCGTTATCCATTATCAGAACCTAATCCGTCGGGATGTGTTGCCGGGTAGAGCTACCGGACCATTGGAGCGTTGGCCGTTGCTGCTTTGTTGTATAGCTGAGGGGCCGCGTGCGATCAAGCCCCGAATTGCAAACCATGCGGCCATTACTGAGTCAGGGGTTTCACCGGCACGCGGTACACGTTTGCAAGTTTGGAATTGGCCCATTGACTGACGCCATGCAGCGCCAACGTATGGATCCGCTGCCATAGACTCTGGCCACTGGATAAACTCACGCCGAAACAGGGATTCGATGGAAGGCAGGCCAACCTTCGGATCCATCTTGTTCGCGCCTGTGGTGCAGTTTTCAATTAGGTCAACAAGCCATTCCCCACGGCGGCGAAGGGATAAACGGATGTCTTCGATCCATCCCTTTTGCGTCGCGTTGTCTTCGCAGCGGATGCAGAGCGGCGTGATTCCCCGGGCGTGCCCAGAGAGCACAATATCAGCCATGTCCTCAGATGTCATGCGATCCGAGAAGTGCCACTCAACGGGCCGGAAGATGCCGTGCGTATCCAGTGACCACAGCGCCATCACGTTGCCGCCTGATTTGCCGCCCGCGAAGTCGCGCCCCCATACAAACGCAAAGCGGCGGCGCTCAAGCGCGCTGAATACGGGAAGGCCCATTTCCATACTTTGGCAACCGTGAATGTCTGCAACCGTTCCGCCCTTGGCGCGGGTTGCCCAGCTTGCAAACATCCGGTCTTTATCGGATGCGGGCTTGCCCTGAAACTTGCGGGCAAAGTCGGGATCGTTTACTTGCTGCTCAAGAAGTAAGGCAACGTTGTACACTTCCGAGTCTGTTGGAAACGGGATGTTGAAAGTGGTTTCGTCTATACGGGAAACGCCGGGAACGCCTTCGATGATTTCGGCAAGGTCTGGATCGTGATGCACTTCACAAACGAAATGCGTCAAGTCCTCTGAAACGTAAATGAAGACTGTCGTAAAGCGCGGGTCTTTGATTAGCTTGTGAACGATGTCGTCTTCATGCCAGCAGTTTGAAAGCACAGCCATACAGCCGCGGGATTGGTCATCCCATAAACGAGAGGCCCACTTGTTAGTAATCAGGTCATACGTGCGGTTGCGGCTTTCGAGCGTTCGGACGGATTCCGAGTTCTCCACGTCGTCAGCGATCAGGTAGTCGATGCGGCGGTTGAGGGCTTGGCCAGAGAATGCCACGGCCTCAGCACTGGCGTTGGCATCGTCCACAGCGTCAGGGCGGGAAACGAAGAACTTACCAGAGCGCCACGGGGAAACGGATCGCTTCTGACCTTGCGCGGCTAGTTCAATTTCCATCTGCTTTGCGGCTTCGGAGTTGGCGGCTTTGTCCGGTACACAGTCAGGGAAGACCGCGCGAAAGTTTCTGGAAACGATGGTTTTCCCCAGTTTGGAAACCATGCCTTCGGAGACGTTCAGGTCTCGCGACGTGGTTGCCGTGCGAAGCCCAAGATCGTTGCCCAAGGCCCACGCCGGGAGCGATCCGAACACAGCGGACTTGTAGATTCCGAATGGTGCAGATAGCACGATTGACCGGCGGCGCTCAAAGCATAGCTGGGCGGCTTTGCAAAGGACTTCGCCAATGGGTAAGGCAATACGCACGCGGACCTTTTCAGGACCGGCAATAAGCATGAACTTATGGAAGGACTCGCGTGCGGCCTTACGATCAATCAAACTCACACCCTTGCCCATGAGCCCCCACGGGGAACGCTTGGTGGGCTCGAAGGTATCGGTGGTGCCTGTGAGCATTTACAGCACCGGGAGCGGGGTGGGTGCGATTGTAACCGCATACGCGGCAATGACAAGGGCAAGGAGCATCAGGACGGTGCCAAGGCAATCTCTGGTTTGGCGATTCAGGTTGAGCATGGGAATGCTTTCTTTATGTCGGGGGAGTGGTTGTGCCTGCGGTAAGATCCGCAGCGATGGTGTTGTAATTGACCGTCCCCGCGTTATTGTAAGCAACGATTAACATTGTGCCGACTACGTAAATGCAAGCGGACCCTGCGGGGATGTCAGCAGCAACCGGGGACGCGACGGAGGGCAGGATTGTGCGGATGCTGGTGATTGGCCCCGTGTTGGTCGCTAGGCGGCCCGCAAGGGCAAACCATGTGTCCGCAAGCCCTGCGATCTTCGCCGCCTCCTGCGCCGCGTTAGCCTTCGCCGTGTCCTCGTTATCCGCACCAGTGGCAATGGCCACAATGGCGCGTCCAAGTGGGGCCTCGGCTGCCACCATGATCTGGTCGGCGCTCGTTGCCCACTGCTTGTGTGATGGACATTCAACTTCTCCTTTTCTAGGAAGGGGTTGCCCTCAGTGGGGCGGCTGTTGTCAGAACGCCTTGGCTTCATATTGGAGGCCGTAGGCCCACAGGTAGGACCGGTCTCCCACCAAAGCTGTGGGAAGGGTAATCTGGATGAATAGGCTGTCAAATTCTGTGGTCTGCACTGCGTAGGGAGTGAACGTGTTGGTGATCACCTGATTTGCCCCGGTGCCTATCCCGGCCACTGAGTAGAACCCGCGAATAGTGGGCACGGCATCCACCAAAAGCTGGGTAGCGTAGTCGATCCGCACAGTAGCATCCGCATCGAAAATGCCGTGCAGCCGGACTCCGGAAATCACAGTTCCGGGCTTGGAACTCACAGGTATGAAGATGAAATTGGTGAGTCCGTTAGTGCGGACGCCGCGAGGGTTAGAGTGGTAAAAGAACCCGTTGGACGCCGTGCCGTTGAAATTGTAAATGCTGAAGTCCTCCCACCAAGAGGCCACAGGGTCTTTCTTGATGTTGCCGATGCCTATGATGTCACCTGTCACTGAGGCGTTGCCGGCCACTGTCAAAGTGCCCGTGTGGGTCTGGCGGTAGGTAGGAGTCCCGCTCTGGATGGTCACAGCGGAGTTGCCGGTAATCACGCCCATGGTGAGGGCATCACCCGCCGCTACGGAGGTAGTGCGAATGGTGTGGTCCTCCTCCCCGTCACTGAAGAAGGTAAGCCCATCAATGTCCACTATGGGCACAAGCATAGTGTCTTGCTCTGCGAAGAGAGGAGTAGACCGAATGCCAATCAGTCCCTTGCCGCCCCGGGTGACAGCCTCTGTG